CAGGACGGAGGACTGTCCCACCGTGGTGCCCCGGCCATCTCGACCGAGCTGATGTCCCGGATCAATCGGCTCGAGCAAGGCCTATTGACACGGGATGCCGCCGAAGTACACAATGCGCGCACGAAGGTCGAAACCGATTTGCAAACTTTCCTCGCAGACCCAGCCCACGTCTACGTTCAAGAGCCCGGCTACCTGGACACTATGGCAGCGCTGATCAACGCAGGAAAGGCAACCGGCCTCGACGACGCTTACACCCAAGCCGCCTGGCTTCATGAGGGACCGCGGGCACGTGAGATCGCAAGACTCAACGCCGCTCGGACAGCCTCACAGATTGAACAGGCAGCTCGTGCGAAGGCGGCAGCAGTCAGTGTTAACGGGAATGCCCCTGGCCCCGTCAAGCTCGATCCAGCCAGCCTTTCACTCCGCGATACCCTGGCCGCCGCCTATGACGGCGAACTGAACTAACCTAAGGAATTGCCATGAGTTCTCCGAACCTTGGTGAGATCGTCGTCACCACGCTGCGGAACCGTTCCGGCGTGCTCCAGGACAACGTCACCAAAAACAACGCCCTGCTCGACCGGCTAAAGAGCCGTGGTCGCGTCAAGCCCGTCGATGGCGGGCGCACCATCGTCGAGGAGATGGACTACGCCGAAAACGCCACTTTCATGTGGTACTCGGGGTATGACGAGTTGAACATCTCGCCCTCCGACGTGATGACGGCGGCCGAGTTCAACTACGCCCAAGCCGCTGTGGCCGTCTCGATGTCGGGCCTGGAAGACCTCCAGAATTCCGGCAAGGAACAGGTTATCGACCTGCTGGAAGGCCGCATCGAGAACGCGATGCGTACGATGGCGAATAACATCTCGCTGGGCGCTTACAGCGACGGCACTGGCTACGGTGGTCGCCAAATCGGGGGCCTGCAGCTCCTGATCGCCGACAACCCGGCCACGGGCACTGTCGGCGGCATCAACCGCGCTAACTGGGTGTTCTTCCGCAACCAGAAGTTCAGCGCAGCCACCGACGGGGGTGCCGCAGCGACCAAGGACAACATCACCGGCTATATGAACCGGCTGTGGCTGTCCTGCTCGCGGGGCGCTGACAAGCCGGACCTGATCATCGCTGACGATGCGTACTTCAATCTCTACTGGCAGTCCCTGCAGGGCATCCAGCGGATCACGACGGACAGCCAGGGTAAAGCCGGCTTCTCGTCGCTGAAGTACATGGGCGCCGACGTGATCTACGACGGTGGCATCGGCGGCGGCTGCCCCGGCAACCACATGTACTTCCTGAATTCGAGCTTCCTGAAGTACCGGCCTCACCGCCGGCGCAACATGGTGCCGATCGGCGGGGAGCGCACCTCAACCAACCAAGATGCGATGGTGAAGCTGATTGGTTTCGCGGGCAACCTGACCCTGAGCAATGCGTTGCTCCAGGGCGTGTTGATCGCCTAAGGAGAGCCCACCATGACTTTCAAGACCAGTTCTCCCCGGCTGGGCCTCCCGCAGGCCAACGTGGTGCTGACCACGACCGACTGGGCCACGTTCCTGGGCACGACCCAGACGTCGCCTCCGCTGATGCGTCCGGGCACCCGCCTGATCGCATTCGACGAAGTGTACGGCGAGTGCGAGTTCATCCTGGCTTACGGGGTCGCATCCCTGGCAGCCCGCGATGCGGTTCGCATCGGAGCCGGCTACGCGACGACCCGAACGGTGGCTTCCATCCGCGGCATCATCGGTGTCTCGATGGCGGCCAACACGTCCACGTCAGCTCTGTCGTGGTTCTGTGTGCGTGGCCAGATCCCGGTTAACGTCGCCGCCGCGACGGCTGCCAATGCTCCCCTGCACGTTACGGCTACGCCGGGCGCGCTGGATGATGCAGTGGTGGCTGGCGACGCAGTGGTCGGGGCCGTGTCGGTCACGGCTCAGGGCGCCACGGTCGGCACCAAAGCCATCCGCACCATCAACGGCTCCGGCAAGATCTGGGTGCCCAATTTCGACGGCCTGTACGTGGGCATGCCCGTGACCGGCACCGGAGTGGGTTCGTCCGCCGTCATCACCGTGATCGGCGAAGGCCAGATGCTGGGTGGCAACGGCGGGGCGGAAGGTGGCTACATCCAGGTCGATGTGGTCTCGACGGCCACCGGCGCAGTGACCGGCACTTTCGCCCACCCATCCACCACCGTGACCGCCATGCTGGCCTACCCGGCCGTGATGGGCACAGTCTAACCCCTTCGGGGGTCAACCGAAGGGGAGCCCACATCCGGCTCCCCTTTCTTTTTGGAGAAAGCAGATGTCAACCCCGATCAGTTCCACCGATTTCGAGTTTGAAGAAGACCGCCTGCGCGAGATGACGCGCGAACAGCATCACGCCCTCGACGCAGCCCTCCATGTGCAGTTTTACAAGCATGCGGAGTTGAACACCTTCAAGTCGAAAGACGCGGGCCGGAAGATCTTCGACGAGCATGTTTACATTCGCATCCTGATGCCGGCGAACCGCCTCAACATCATCGAGCGGAGGGCCACCGAAGCCGATCGGGCGAGATTCCGTCGGCAGTTCCTTGCCTTCATGGAGAAGGGCGAAACCTTGCAATTCGGCACCCCGCTGGATCAACTTCCCACCATCACCGCGTCGCAGGTGTTGGAACTCCGCGCATTGAAGATCGAGACGGTGGAGCAGCTGTCGAACATGCCCGATAACACGGTGCAACTCCTTGGCACCGGCGGACAGGAGTTGAAGCAGCGGGCTATCCGGTTCCTCGACCGCGCTGCCTCGAACGAGCAACTGTCTGAACAGGTGCGGGCCCTCCAGCGTGAGCTGGTAGAACTGCGACAGAAGAGCGATCTTGCGGCAGCGGCTGCTGCTGCCAAGTCCACCGTCGCCGTTACCACGGCCGCGCAGCTCAAGGCATAGCACATGACCTCGATCAACCTCTCCACTACGCGCCAACGGCAAGCGAATCAGCTCCTCAACGCTGTGCAGGGGGAGATCGGGTTGCCGCTGTCTCCGTCGATTCTATCGACAGATCAGAGCACGGTGCAGCTACTCTACCTCATGAATGCCCTGGGAGAGTCGTTGGCGAAGTTCCCCCTGTGGCCCGATCTGCGGAAGGAATGGACATTCACGACTACGACAGACGCCGCCTACGATCTCCCAGAAGACTGGTCGGTGCCCCTTAATGGGACTACCTGGGATCGTTCGAGCCAGTGGCCTCTCCTCGGGCCAAAAACTCCGACAGAATGGCAGATCTTGAAGTCAGGGATTGGGGTGGCGGCTCCGCAGTATCGGTTCCGTTTCTTCAACCGGCAGTTTAATCTACATCCAGCCCCTTCTGCAGGGATCGAAGTGGTGCAGGAATATCTATCCTCCGACTGGGTGCTGGGAGTCAATGGCTCGGTGGCCGATGTGGGAAAGGCACGAATTACCACCGACTCGGACTACGTCTTGTTGGACGAGCGCCTTTTCATCGAAGGAACCAAGCTCGCCTTCCAAGAGGCTAAGGGGCTTGACTCGTCGAAGAGCTTCCGTAACTTCTCCGACATGCTCGAAGCGGCTTGGGCGAATGCCAATGCAGCCCCGGTGCTGAGCCTAACGCCCACTTCTCGTTCAATCTTCCTGTCGGAGTACAACATCCCTGAAACGGGGTACGGACAATGACGCTGCTGTCAAAGCGGAAGCCGCGCCCGAGGGCTAACACCCAGGCGGTGATTAAAACCGCTTCGGTGCCAGCCCCGGTACGGGGACTGAATTACAAGGATTCCCTCGCCACGATGAAGGCGACGGACGCGCTGCGACTGGATGAAGTCATTTGTCGGCCTGGGTATCTCGAAGTTCGGGCAGGCTGGCAACCGACTGCGACAGGCTTCGGGGATGCGGTTGAGACCTTAATGCCCTACACCGCAGCTGATGGGAGTCAGATTCTCTTCGCCGGGGCCGACGGAGCTATCTACAACGCGACGGCTTCTGGCGCGCTTCCCGCGGCTTCCGTGACGGGCTTATCCTCGGCCTACTTTGCCCATACGCAAGTGTCGAACCTTGCTGGCAACTTCCTCATATGTGTGAATGGGGTGGATAATGGGCAGATTTTTAATGGAACGACCTGGGCAGACCTTAGCGTAACGGGTGTTTCCATTAGCGCTCTTTCCCACGTTGCGGTGTGGAAGCGGCGGGTCTGGTTTGTCGAGCGAAACTCGACTTCAGCATGGTATCTTCCGACTGATGCCATCGCCGGGGCCGCGACGGAGTTTCCCTTTTCGAGTATCTTCCGTCGTGGTGGGTATTTGCGCTCGATCATCAACTGGACAGTCGATGGCGGGGAGGGGCTGGATGACTACTTCCTTGCCGTGTCCTCGGAAGGAGAAGTAGCGGTCTATAAGGGCTCCGACCCAGCATCTGCGAGCACTTTCGCTCTCGTCGGCGTGTTCTTTGTCGGGGCACCGGTGGGTCAGCGCTATTATGCCCAGTTCGGCGGTGATGTGCTCTTGCTCACGACGGACGGACTGGTACCGTTAACTAAGTACCTCGCTGGAGGAACTGTTCGGAAGAACGAGTTCTATTCCGACAGGATTCAAAGCTTGTTAGCGCAAGAGATTGCCCAATACGGCTCCGTGCAGGGGTGGGAAGTCCACGTCTACTTTGCACAGAACTTCCTCTTGATCCAAGTGCCGGCGGGGGAAGTGGGCTACCGCTACCAGTATGTCATGTCCACGATTACGGGGGCTTGGAGTCGATTCCTTGTAGCTCCTGCGATTACGTGGGCGGTGCTGGGGGAAACCCTATACCACGGTCAGGCAGAACAGGTCGCCAACAGCTGGACTGGCGGACTGGACGATGACGCTCCGATTCGCTATACAATCATTCCAGCTTTTTCTGACTTCGGCTCCCCGACAGTGCAGAAGCAGTTTATGCTCGGCCGGGCTACTGTGGAGTCAGATCAGCAGCCCAACTTCCGCACGACAACCCTGGTCGACTTCAACCAGAACTACGATCCGGCCTTTCTCGGCGCTGCCCCTTTGGTTGGGGCCTTCTGGGATGTGGGCCTGTGGGGCCAAGCTGTCTGGGGCGGCTATAGCATGATGTATCGAGACTGGTACTCTCTCAACAACCTCGGCTATGTCGGCTCTCAGGTGATCCAAGGCTCCTCCATCGGCCTCGTAACGCGGTTTATCGCATTCGATT